TTTGGATGCAAGAGAAAACGATGCTGGTGATGCTAATGAAGGCACAGATTGGGCAACAGATTATGCCATTGCTAACCAGGTAGACATATTCAGGTGGGATTGTGACGGTTTAGGTGTATCGCTTAAACGGCAAGTATCCACAGCTTTAGATGGTAAGCGCATTAATATCGATATGTTCAAAGGCTCAGAAGCTTCCGACCATCCAGACGAGATTTATCAACCTGATAACAATATTGAACGAAGCAACGCCAAAACGAACAGGCAGACGTTCAAGAACAAACGAGCGCAGAACTATTGGCGATTGCGTGACAGATTCTATGTAACATACAAAGCAGTCACTACAGGGCTTTACACTGACCCTGAAACGATGATTTCAATATCATCAACCATTGTGCTGATTGATCAATTAAGGACAGAAGTATGTCGGATACCGAAGAAATACAACGTAAACGGCATGATTCAGATAATGAGCAAAAAGGATATGTGGGATAAGTTCAAGATTAGATCCCCTAACTTGGCAGATTCATTAATGATGACAATGCCGGGCTTCACACGTATCGCACAAAAACAGTATTCAGCTAAACCCGTTAAACGAGCAGACCCTAGCGGCTGGACATGAGGATTATATAATTGATTACCCAAAAAGAGCTTAAAGAATCCTTGCATTACAATCCAGAAACAGGAGTGTTTGTCTGGTTAGCTAGTCCTCATGGCAAGGTAAATGCGGGTGATATTGCTGGGTTTACTGATAAAACAACAGGGTATATTAAGATAACGGTTAATTCTAAAAAAAATTATGCACATCGACTTGCTTGGTTGTATATGACCGGCGAATGGCCTGAAGACCAAATAGACCATGACGACCGTGTTCGAGCTAATAACAAATGGGATAACTTATTCGCAGCTACGAACCAAGAAAATAATAAAAATAAATCTAAACAAAAAAACAATACTTCCGGCGTTACTGGTGTTTCTTGGTTCGCGAGAGACAAGATATGGCGAGCCCGAGTTACGATTAATGATAAAGAGAAGCATCTTGGTTATTTTGTCGATAAGTTTGAAGCTGTTTGCGCAAGAATGTCAGCTAACAATAAATATGATTTCCATGAGAATCACGGAGTCTGACCCTAATGAACAGAAAAGAATTTGATGCAGTTTATAGTCAAACAGACGAAGCCGTGGCCGAAATGTCTAAGTTTCTCACTCGCTGGGCAGTAAAAGGCAAAGGTCTACAGCACGAAGACAAGAACGGCATTGTCGTTATGTTTAATCAAAAGCGTATTGGCGTTTTAATGTTTATGTTCGTTACGCGGGACGATTTATCTGTTGAGCTTGAGTTTGACTTGAATATGTTGCGTGCTGACGGTAAAGAATATATGGAAACCATCACTGAAATCATTGTCACTCAGCTTGATGCTGGGCGAGAAGAGAGGCAGAGAAACAATACCGTTATTATTTTACCACCTAAAAATAACACTGAAATCCAAACAAGCGAGACTATCCACTAATGCAAATGGCTGGACTACAAGAACCTACTGGTGAGCAAACACCGCAAGCTGAAAAGTCTGAACTCAAGCCTGCTGGCATGATGGGTTATGTGTCTGGTCAAACATTAGAAAAGCATGATAAAGATTCAGCCGAATACGAAGAAAACAAAGGGAACACGGCGGTTATTGATTCGATTGCCGGGCACGTAAAGAAGTCGTGGGAAGCAGCAAGGCAGGCGAAGTTAAATCAGCAAGAAGAGCGCTTATTGTCATGCTTAAGACAGCGTAATGGTGAATATGATCCCAATAAGCTGTCTAAAATCCGCGAACAAGGCGGTTCAGAGTTATATATGCATCTAACGAACATCAAGTGTCGTGCGGCTGAAAGCTGGATTAATGACATTATGTTTCAAGCTGGTGAAAACACTTGGGATATAAAACCTACACCAATACCTGATTTACCCGACCATATCGAAGAAGCGCTACAAGAAAAGGTCGTTCAAGAAGCTATGCAGGCTGCACAATTCGCGGCTGCTACTGCACAACAACCAATCACCCCCGAAGATTTAGAACAGCGACTTAAAGATGTGAAATCTGAGTTCATGGATATGCTTAACGAAGAAGCTAATCGACGTTCTGATGCCATGAAAACAAAGATTGAAGATCAATTAATGGAAGCTGAGTGGGAGTCCGCACTAAAAGAATTCATCAAAGACATTACAACTTTCCCTCTTGCCATTTTACGTGGACCAATTATTCGTCGTAAGACAACACTTCAATGGGGTGTTAAAGGCGGTAAATGGATGCCTATTATTGGCTCTGTACTTAAATTAGAGTTTTATCGTGTTGCGCCGTTCGACTTTTACCCTGCTCCTGATTCTCGTAATGTGAATGATGGTTATCTCTGCGAACGACACAGATTGCGCCGCAGTCAGCTGATTTCAATGAAAGGTGCACCAGGATACAAAACAGAAGCAATCGAAGAAGTGCTACAACAATTTGGCCGAGGCGGTTTACGCCAGTGGCTAACCAATGATTTTCAGCGCGCAGAACTTGAAGGCCGTGATAATGAGTGGTTAAACAGCGATACCATTGATGCTATTGAGTTCTCCGGTCAAATTCAGGGCAAGATGCTGATTGAGTGGGGAATGAGTAAAGAAGAAATTCCTAATGAAACTGATGAATATGAGGCAAATGTATGGTTAATTGGATCGTATGTCATTAAAGCAGTCTTAAATGATGACCCACTGAAGCGCCGTAACTACCACACGGCTTGCTTTGAGAAAGTACCCGGTTCTATTTGGGGAATTGCTCTACCTGAATTAATGAGTGATACCCAAGATGTGTGTAATGCGTGCGCGCGAGCAATCGTGAACAACATGGGTATGGCTTCTGGGCCAATGATGGACGTGAGCACAGACCGATTAGCGATAGGTGAAGAGGTTTCTTCAATATCTCCATGGCGAGTACTTCAAACAGTAAGTGACCCAAATGGCACAAACACACCTGCAATAAGATTCTTTCAGCCTAATTTGAATACTGATCCACTGTTAAAGGTTTATGACCACTTTTCAAAGCTGGCAGACGAACACACTGGCGTTCCGTCATATACATATGGCGACCCGACTGGTGGTGGCGCTGCCGGTACAGCCTCGGGCTTATCAATGTTAATGACCGCAGCATCACGCGGAATTAAGATGGTGGTATCCAATATTGATAAGCCTGTTAGCGATACCGTTAAAGCTGTCTACGAACACAACATGCTTTATGACGAAGATGAAAGCATAAAAGGTGATGTAAATGTCAATGCACGCGGTTCATCGTCGCTAATTGCTAAAGAACAGCGTCAAATGCGTCTTAATGAAGCTTTGGGTGCAACAAATAACCCGGTTGATATGTCTATTATTGGTACCCCAGGTCGTGCAACCTTACTTCGCGAGGCCATGAAGTCGCTTGATATTGTGGTTGATGAAGTTGTACCTGACGACGACGAACTTCGTGACAGAATAAATGCAGATATGGCGAACCAGCTTGCTATAGAAGGCAAAACTCAAGACCCAGCAGGTAATCAAGCGGGAGGCCAAGAAAATGCGTTATTTTAACTTGGGTAATAAATGACAAGCCAAAAGATAGCCCAAACGCCACAACAACAACTTGATCAAACAGCGCTTTCTTATTCGTTAGAAGCAAGACTTCAAGCACAAGAAGCCGTACGCAAGATTGAAAGCCATGAAGATATTTGTGCTTTGAGGTACAAAAGAATGGAAGACGCGTCTAGCACAACAAAACACGGCATTGAAAAACTAGAAAAGAAAATTGATGCAGGACACAGCCTTATTTTTGAACACATAAACAAAAACCATGCGTCAATTAACGCAAAATTTTGGGTTATTTTAACAGGCGTAATAGCGGCGTTATTTGCGGTTATTTTGCTATTACTTAGTAAGTAGGAGAACACCATGGGAAAGACAGTCGAAGCAACAGCAAAGCTATTGGTTAGCAAAGATGAAAACCGTCAGCCTATTGGCTTGGTTGGTTTATATGAATACACCATTACCCAGGACGCGGCGAGTGTTGCGGCCAACGTAACTAATTTTGAATCATTTACAGTTACCGGCGTAAAAGCGGGCGAGCATGTAGTGGGCGTTGTTCCCCCTACAATCATAGCCAACTTATGTGTTGGCCAGCCGTATGTAACAGCAGACGACACAATTATTGTGCCGTTATGCAATCCAACAGCGGGTGCATTAGATCCCGCTTCTGGTGATTGGAAGTTTATTGTGGCTGCTTCTGAAGCAATGTAATGCTGAAACAGCCAAACGATAAGCAAGTCTTAGCACTTGCACAGATACAAAACCATGCCGCATGGAATACGGTATTCGAGTGGTTCGAAATGATGTTAGCGCAACAATAATTAAGCGTATTGACTCCCGAAAGGCCCAATACACCGATAAACCCGACGACTCCCATAAATATGTACCCTATGTGTTATGAGCATAGCCCCTACTTATTATGGCTTGGAGGAATAAATGACATTACCAAAACAAGTACGTGAACAAGGCGAAGAATCAGACCGCTTAATTGCTGAAGCATTAGCAAAAGAGGTCGGAGCAACAGCACCTATCGATGAAGTCGAAAAGCCTGTAGCCGATGTAGTCAAGATTGATCCTAACGATTATAAATCGCGGTTTTCATTAATGAAGCAAAAATATGATTTGCTGGTTAGTGAAGAATTACCTGCGGTTCGTAGCCAGGTTAGCCAACGTGACGAACAGATTTTAGCATTGACGCAGCAAGTAGCTGAGTTAGCCCAAAAAATGCAAGCAGTACCAACGGTGAGTGAACCTGCTTCCCAGCCTATAAATACCAATGCCAGTCTTAAGGACCGGATCATGACGGTATTATCGGATGGTGAGAAAGAAACTTACTCAGAAGATTTCATCGATATGTTAGGTCGTGTAATCAACTCAGTTCAGCCAGAAAATCAATTAGATCCAGCAATTGAAAGCCGGTTAGAGCGAGTTGAAACAACACAACACTTAACTGCCGAGGATCACTTTTGGAGGGCGATTAATGATCAAGTACCCACTTGGCGTGAAATGCAGAAGACCGCAGCGTTTCAAGCGTATTTGAAAAAGTATGATCCTCTTCTTGGTACTACTCGTGAAGAAATACTGGGTGACGCACAAGAACAACTTAATGCCGAACGCGCTGTAGCCGTATTCACAAATTTTGTAGGTGGAGAGCAAGACCATGACGAAGTTGACACAACCATTATCCCGAATCCTTTGGAAAAGCACGTCGTTCCAGAAGACACCGGCAATAGTAATGGGAGTGATATTGACGTGATCCCTCAATTAACAGCAGCAGAGATTGAGAAGTATTACGTTGATGTTGCGCTTGGTCGGTATAAAAACCGACAGCGTGAAGTCGATGCCATGGAAAACGCTATCCGTAAAATACATTCGGCAGCACAACCACAACAACCGAACTCGGTTGATAATAAAACCGCGTATTAATCCTTAATTGGGTTGATATTGGTCGCTTTATGCGGCCTTTTTTATGCGTAAGTGGTTTGTGTTGCTATAAAACATAGGAGCATTTAACCATGCCATTAGGAAACGCACCGGGGTATCCCCAACATTCGGGTACTACCGTACCTAACGCGATTTGGTCAGGTAAGTTACTGGTCAAGTTTTACCAAGCTACTGTTCTTGCCGCTATCAGTAATACTGATTATGAAGGCGACATCAGTGAAATGGGCGATAAAGTTATCGTTCGTACAACTCCAACAATAATCATTCGTGACTACGTTAAGGGCCAACAGTTAGAAACTGAAAACCCAGAAGTGGAAACTACTGATCTTGATATTGATCAAGGTAAGTATTGGAACTTCAAAGTCGAAGACGTTGATAAATTCCAGTCTGATTATGATTACATGAACGACTGGACAACCGATGCGTCGGAACAGTTGAAGATTGAAATCGACAGCGATGTATTAGGCTCTGTTTACACTGATGTTCACGCTGATAACCAAGGCGCAACAGCAGGTAGTATTTCAGGCTCTTACAACATGGGCGTAGCTGGTACACCAGTCGCGCTTGATAAAACCAACGTAGTTGAGTTTATCGCTGATATGGGCTCTGTTCTTGATGAACAAGATGTGCCTGAATCAGATCGTGGTTTAGTTATTCCTGTTTGGATGGGCAATCTGATTAAAAAGTCAGACCTAAAGAACGCGGATAGCTCGGGTGATGATACTTCAATGTCACGTAATGGCCGTTTAGGTATGATTGATCGCTTTACGCTATATCAGTCAAACTTATTAACGACTGTAACTGATACTGTTCAGGTAACTAATATCATTGGTTGCCAGAAACACGGTATTACTTTCGCTTCGCAACTGTTAGAAAACGAAACTATCCGTTCTGAGAACTTCTTCGGAACTAAGGCTCGTGGTCTACAGGTTTATGGCTTCAAAACCATTAAGCCGCAAGCGGTTGTTTGGGGTTATGTCTATAAAGGCTAACCTGTAATCATTTGGATGGACCTTGTGTTTTAAGGTCTGTCCTTTACTATTTGGAGATTAAGAATCATGGCAAATTATGATTTAACGGTAAACCAAGGCGCACAACCATCAGAAGGTGGGCAGCGTCTTATTGCATTTGAGCGCATTGTTAAATTTGCAGATCAGAACGTCTTGGCGACTGATACGGTAGATTTGATTGATGTACCTGGTAACATTAAAATTATTGCAGCACGAGCAAATGTCATTACAGCAGAAGGCGCAACATTAACCTTCGATGTGGGCATTAAGGCGGTAGCGGCTGACACGTTGATCGATGGAGCTAACGGCAATACTGCCGATTTAGAAGCTCAATCAGGCGACGGCACGAATGATAACCTTCTGGCAGCAGATGGTTACAAAGTGCCTGCAGTTGGTGCAACGGTTCAGATGCTTGCCAATAACAATGCGGCAACGGCAGTTATTCGTATTCAGGTCACAGCACTTGATATGCGTAATATGACTAACGATCCAGCCGCATAAATCTAAAGGGGCCAGTTATTGGCTCCTTTCTTTTACTGAGGTAACTAAAAAATGAAGAATGAACCAGCAAAATTTGTAAAGAACATTAAAACAGGCGTGGTATTCCAACTAACTCGCATATTGGCGAAAATGCGGAAAGACCTTATTCCTTGTACTCGCGCGGGTATTCCTTTGGCGCACGCTAATGTTGATATGCCGAATTTGTATAATCCTTTTACTAACCTTATCGTTCCTAATTCGGGTGATAATTCTCTTATTGCGGGTTTGATTCCTTGTCGTGATCGCAAACATGCTGATGAAATTCGAGAGAGCTTAATGGGTTCAGCGGTTGGTGCTGATGATGATGACGATGTTGACGTTGAAGAAACAACAGGTTTAAAAGAGCCTGAATCTCCTGTTGCGCCACCACTTAGTACCGCTCCAGGTAAAGCTGATGAAGTGATAATGGAAGGCTTTAAGGTAATTGACGTTGACGCAATGGACAAGGCAGAGCTTAAAGCGTTTGCCATGAAGCATTTTGATGTGAAGTTAAACGGTCAAAAGGGCGAAGATACTTTGCGCGAAGAACTGCAGTCATTAATTAACAGCAAAATAGCTGCTTAATTATGGGAACGATTACCGCAGAGCAAATCATTACATCGTGTCAAGAATTGGTACAAGATGAAGATGGTGTCGTTTGGACAAATGATGAAGGTTTAGGCTGGGTGAACGATGCCCAGCGTGCCATTGCCCTTGTTCGCGTTGATTCTTCGGTACTTCGTTCCGCTATTTTATTGGTGCCCGGCATTAAGCAAGAAATCGCCGGTCGACGTTTAGTTGATATTCATTACAATATGGGTGCTGACGGCCTAACTGTTGGCGCACCTATTCGGTTGGTTAATCGAACAATTAAGGACGATTCAGATCCATTATGGACAACGGAAACGGCAGCAACAGAAATTCTCGAATATATGTATGAGGCTAATAGCCCTAAGAACTTCGAGGTAAGCCCACCAGTACACGCTACTACAGCCGTTTATGCAGAAGTCACACAAGCAGTAAACCCAACGGATTGCGCCACTATTGGCTCCACGATTGATTTAGAAGACATATATGCGCCCGCAATGATTGAATGGGTGATGTACCGGTTCTTTGGTCGCGATTCAGAAGAAACGCCAAATCATCAAAAGGCTGTTGGTTATTTCGGCAGCTTCTTTAATCTTTTAGGCGAAAAAATAAAAGCGGATATGTTCTCTAATCCGCACTCTCGAAAACAACGATAAACTAAATAGGCACCGATATGGCTGGCTTTACTCCAAATGAAGGCGAAACAGTAATTGCACAAGTTGTTCACCAAAGAACACATATAGATCGTGATGCAGATTTAGAGATCGGCCTTTTTACTGACGCTGCTCCTGGGGAAACAATCACGGAAGCAACAATAAGTGAGCCTACTGGCGGCAGTTATGCGCGTAAAACGCTTACGGACGCAAGCTGGAATGTTACAGGCGACTTAGCATCATACGCTGAACAAGTCTTTACTGCGGGCGTAGGCGGTTATACAGGCTCAATATACGGTTATTTTATTGCATCAAAATCCTCTGGTGGTACGCAGCGATTACTTTATGTAGAAATTGATGCTGCAGGTCCATTTGTTATGACTGAGGACGACGAATACAGAATTACTCCTAATATCACGGTAGCGTAATGTCTGTTCCGGTTAATGTTCAGTCTGATGGTAGTTTTGCAGGCTTTACACCGGGAAGTCTCGCGGTTGCTGGTGGTAATTATGGTGTTGCGCAAGCGGGCGACGTAAGTATCTCAATGGCGATTGCTTCGTCACTTACTTACACGTCAGTTATAAGTCTTGATGGTAGCGTTGTAGTAAATACATCGATTAATACAGCGTTTAACAAAATAAAAACATTGGTTGGAAGTATATTAATTCAGCCTCAAATCGATGGAAATATACAAAAACTTAGTGTTGCGGGTATTTTGCTCGAACTTATCCCGGCAAGCATTACCACTTATGCCGAGGTAAGGCTTTTTAGTGGGGCCATATCATTAAGTTTATCGGCTAATGCTGGGTTTGATTTTGAAAATTACGAGCGCATTGCGCCAAGCCCTATAAATATTGTATCTGCCAGTATTGACGAAACAATAGATTCTGATTCTGGCGGAATTAATCCAACAACAGATAACAACACAGGTTCAATCGGAGAAACACCTTTATGGCCGTAAATTTAACAGAGTTTGTGCAAAATATAATGCCGCACGTTTCTGGGTGTCCTAGAAACTTGGTTGTTAATGCAGTACGCAAAGCAATCGATAGGCTATGTACGGATGCGCATATCTGGCGAGAAGATATACCTGCTGGCGACATAACAATTAATGTTGATGATTACACGATCACGCCGCCTGCCAACACACGCATGGTAACGCTAATATCTTTACTGTATGAAGAACAGGAAATTGCTAAACGCACAGAAGAATGGCTTGATGCAAATGACGTAGGTTGGCGAGTTAGCTCAATAGGCACACCAACAGCGTTAGTATATTACGCGCCCGATAGAATTAAGTTTAATCGGTTGCCATTGGCAACTATTACTGACGGCCTTGTTGCCAGGGTTGTACTAAAACCAACACGAACAGCTGAAACCGTCGAAGATATTATTTATGAAGATTGGTTTGAATGCATTGAACACGGCGCACTTCATTACTTAATGGAGATCCCCAAAAAAGATTGGTCTGATATTCAGTTATCTCAGTATCACGGCAGGCACTTCATATTCCAGATTCAGCGAGCAAAAGCTTATGTCACAAAAGGCAATGTTCGTGGAATCGTTAGCGCACCAAAGGTATTTTTCGGATGAAAAAAATTATCTTTCAATTAAGCAAGAACTCAAAACATAATCGCGAAGGCGTTGACCCTAGACTAATTGAAACTAATGATCTGGCCATGAAAATTACCGTGATTGATTTTGGTGTTCCTCAATATGGCGGCGTTAGAACGGCAGATATACAAGGCCAACTATACGCAGACGGAAAATCTAAAGCCGATGGAATTACTAATTTAAGCAAGCATCAGCCGTCATTAGTCGATGGGCTGGGTAAAGCGTTAGATTTTTATGCTTTCGTTAATGGTAAAGCAAGCTGGAAACATGATCACTTAGCTATGGTTGCAATAGCACACTTACAAGCAGCCTCGATGCTGGGTTATAAAATTAGATACGGCGGGCTTTGGCAGCGTAAAACGCCAAAATACATAAACGGTATCCCTTATGGCTGGGACTGCGCCCACACTGAATTAATTGATTAAGAGGAAATAAATAATGGCTGAAGAAATCTCAATGCGCGGATATGACGCAAACGGAAATAGTCGCGAAGTAAAACTTTTGGTTCAGGACCAAGCGGCATATGTCACAGGCACTTTGCTTAAATATATCTGGTCTGGTTCTGGAATAGGTGGCGCACCAAGCGCAACAGCACTTCGGGACGGCACATTAGGCGCAGATTTAGACTGAATAACAACCGGCCTTACTTATCATGTTGTTTCTGGTTCCTGGGTCGCAACGGGCGGAACTGTAGCTAATTTATATGGCGCTTAAAATATTAGGAGTTTAAAATGGCTTATACGCACGTAGATTTAGACGGCGGCGGATCTGAAACAGCCCCTTATGATACATGGGC